GTTGTGGTCTATTTCGAGATGTGTAATATTGAAATTGGCTATATTCACAGGAGTACTAAAATTAAGAGCCTGTATAAATAAATCTATATTTATAGCTGATATTGTTTGACCTGTTAGATCGACTATTAAATCACCATCATAATAAAGCTTTGCACCTTTAGTTGAATATTCATGTTCTAACATGTCTGCAATCTTAATGCTAGGTTGTTGAGAAGTGCCATATCCAAACGTTATAGCTCCTGAATTATCCCTTGCTATTAAAAACCTTTCCGTACCAACTCTAGCACCGATAGGTATTTCGAAATTGCCGTTAGTGGTAGTCCAATTACCCTTTAAAGATTTTATATCTGTTGTTGCATTAGGTGTAATACCAGTATCTAAATAAGTATTTCCATCACCTAATATAGTTTGGCTTAACTGTGGTTCTCTGTCTCCATTGTTTAATTTGTCATCTTTTGGTGTATTATATACTTTTAGACCACATTTTATTAATTGTTTTAACAAGTTCCCAGAAGTTCTGAAGCCTATAGGGTTAAATCCAAAGCTAGGAAAACCAGCTGTCTTAAATCCCATGATGCCCCCTTTCTATTGTTGAGGTTTCCATTTTGCTACGTCATAAGCAGTTGGACCTGAAGTAGCTTTAGGATCATAAATTCTATGATGATATACATACCATACTGAATTATCTACATCTAACATTAAAAATTGGTGTCTAGATGGTTTTGATAACGCTTCACCATCTAAAGGGCTAAAAGAATCCCATGATTTATCTTGTTGCAATATTGTACTATTAAGCATTTTAAAACCTCCTCGTATTTAAAAAGCTAGGCAAAAGGTTTGCCCCCTACCTAGCTTTAAACTATTGTTCTTGTGCTTCTAATATTCTTGCAATGCGTTCATCCTCAACTAAGTTTGTACACCCTTTAAGGCCTAATTGCTTGCATATTTCATTTTGTGCAGCTCTGTTAATTTGCTTTAAACCGATAAAAGTATATTTTTCTGTGGGTTCAACTGTTTCAATTTCTTCAGTAACCTCTACATTTTCTATAACTTCTAAGGTTTTTTCTTCAACTACTTCAACCGTTTCAACTTCTTCTGAAGGATTTACCGCTAATTCATCGATTTCGGTGTCTGCTTCAATAGTATGTCTAGCGATTAAGTTTTGTTTTCTTATCACTTTATAAGGTGGTTTTATATCTAAGCTATCACCAACACGCTTACAAAACCCACCTTGATAGATGTAACGGGTAGCCTTTACAACTACCCCATCTTCAATTTTATCCGATACATAGGCGTATAGCCCCTTTTCGATTAACATATTAACCGTTTGTCTTTACTGCCATGATACCGACATTTTTCTTGTCAAAGATTAATTCCCAGTTAGTACCTAATGATAATTGTGCATCTGTTGGTGAAGTTGCAATATCAGCAGTAAATGAGAAACCATATGGATGGAAAGCTAAAGCAGTTCTAGAAACTAAAGTATCTTGACCACCATTAATTAATGCGTCTCTTTCAATCTCAAAAGGTGTTTTAACTTTACCAGGAGCTGCACCAATTGCACCTCTAGTAAAGAAGTAAGAAGTATATACAAAACCAGAAGTACCACCAGCTACCTTGTCAAAGTTATCAGAGTAAAAAACAAATTTATCTAAGAATTTAGGAACCATTGTTTTCTGATCTTCTAAAGGTACAAATGTAATTAAGTTTTGTTTAACTAAAGAAGCATAAATATCTGTATGTACTGCCATTGCTACAATTTTGTTTGCAGCATCACCCATAGTACCAAACAAAGAACCAATAATCGAATTTGCATTCATTAAGTTTGCATCCGTAGCATTATCTCCATCAGCAATTGAAATATCATCTACTAAAACAGAAGCACTTGCAGCGCTAAATGCACCTTTTAACTCAAAGAATAAAGTTGCTTCATCTTCTTCTTTCCAGTAATCAGATAAATAATCACCAATTGCTTCTTGCGGATCTTCTTGTGCTAATTCTGCTTCTAAATCTTTAGAAGTCCAGGCGTTATCTCTTCTTACTACAATACCTGATTGTTGCTTAGAAGCTAAAGCACTCGCAGTAATATTTGAAACGCCATCATGGTTCTGCGATCTACCCGTTAAAGGTGAGAATGAAGGTGCTGTAAATTTGTTACCTTGAATACTCATTTGATCCGCAATGATTGGGTCGTTTCTGATAATACCTGATTCTAATAACGCTGCTTTGTACGTTGATTTTTCAAGCATGTAATCTAATACTACTTCTTCATCAAATAAAATACCACCAAATGTTTTCATTTATAAAATTCCTCCTATTTATTTAAGTGTGCCTTTCTAGCAGCTTCATAACCACTAGGATCGTTTTGTTTAAAATCAATTCTTTCTGATAAAGATAAATCTTTGTATAATTTATCCTTATACTTCATCGTAACATCTGGAGTTTTTTGTTTCACTACTCCAAATTGACTTTTGAATTTTGTTTTAAGGTTTTCTGTTATTGAATTCATACCAACAAGATTACCACCATCAAAAGAAAGTTCATCCAAATTATAAAATGGTATAAGTAAATCAGGATCAAGGACGTTTTCATTACCTAAATACTCTTTTAAAGCCGTAACTTTATCAGCATTTGTTTTGTCTTTTTTAGACTTTTCAACATACTCGTTGTATTCAGTTGTAATTGTTGATAACTTCCCTTTTAAATCATTAATCTCAGTTTCCGTATCTCCAAAACTTTCAATTTTTCCAATCAACTCAGTCACTTTTAATTCAGCTGCTTTTTTATCTTTGTTGACTTCATCAAAGCGATACTTAGGGATCATGTTTTCTTGATCCGACTTCAATACTAACTCTTTCCCGTTTAATTTCGCTTCAATCTCTGGCGTGTATAAATCTCCTAACAATTCTTTTAACATATTTTCCCCTCTCGTTATTTCGTTTTTATCCCGTGTAACCGTCCACGTTAGTTTTAATTTTATTATCTTAATGTTATCATAACGTCAAAATAAAATCAAATATAGGTCATTTATTTAACGTTTATGGTATAAAATTGGTTACTGGTAAGTTTTGCTTACTAAAAACAAATGCGTCTTTTCCTTTTTTACGCATATCTTTGCCATAATCGTATGCTTCCTTTTTTGTATCAAAACTTTTGTTGTATTTATTGCCATCAAGCACAACCCATTTTTTATAAGTTGGAATAGCTTTTTCCCTCTTTTGACTAAGTGTCACGGCTTCTTTTGACGGTTTCGGTATCACTGGTTTATTATTTACAACTTTAGGAATAGGTGTTTTTTCTATAACTGGTTTTTTTTCTGTTAATTCTTTATCTTTATACGTTTGCATTTTTTTAGGTCGTTTTGATAATTCTTTTTTATTACCTTCTCTATAATGGTTATAATCTTTAACGTTTACTATCTCTGTACCATCTCTGCGCTCGTCACTTTCAAAACCTTCAAATTCTTCTATAACGTCACATAAACAATTGATAGTTTCGCCAGCACTTAAACCTAACCTTGGGTATTGGCATCTTTCACCGTTTGGTAAAGTAAAATATTCACCAGCTACAACAACATTGCCATCCATTTTAATATGGCCACTTCTAGGCTCTACACTTGCATAATGTCTCCACTTTTTATTAAACTCTAGCCCTAAACTTAAAGCGTTGTCTTGGGCTAATTTCATCCCTTGGCTACCTATACGGCCCGTTTCTGTTTTAGCTATGGTTAAAGATTGACTTCGTGATATATCCACTCTTTTTCTTATATTTCTTGCTATCTGTTGATTAGATAAACCGTTTCTAATACCATTTTTTATAATTGCCCCTGTCTTTCTATCCAAGTTATTAGAATGAAAGTCTAAGCGATCTACATAAGTTTTACCGGCTATCTTATCTTCTTTAAGTATTTTAAGTTGTTTTGGAGAAAGTTCTTTATAACTTACATAAGAGTCACTTATCTTTGAATAACTATAATTATACCCAGTATAAATGTTATTAAATGTATCGTTCATAGCTACATCAAAATCCATTTTTTGTTTTTCTGAATTATCACCAATTATTTTTTTGATAAGTTTTTTTAGGCCTTTATATTCTTTTGAAGGTATGTCTTTTCCTGAATATTTGTCATTGTACTTTTCAGAAACTTTAATTAATGAATCTGCCATGTATTCATGGTCTTTTTTTATACGTTTTTCAAGATCATCAACAACCTTTTTATTTTTCTTTCTAAAGAGCCGCTGAAACTTATTCAGTGTACCCATCTACACCACCACCCTCTTTAAGAACTAATTCAGCTTCTTTTTCTGGATCTTCAACTCTAGGATCGAATTTCCATCTAGTATGATCTGATATAGAGCCATCCGACTTATTAGCAATTTCCATATACTCAACTTGATTTACTATAATAGTCTTATTGAAAGTAACCGTAGGTTCTTTTTCTTCTTTTGGTTCTTTAAATTTATTTAATTTTAATGCAGTAAAATACAACATTTTAATATACAGATTTTCAATTGAACCAGAAATATTATTAGCTTTCATATTTAACATTTCAAAATAAGCTTCTATTAACACGTTAGTCAAGGAGCCACCAGATAAATTAGATAAATCAACTCCCATTCCATCCTCATATATTGCAGCTTTCATAATACCTATCATAGTTTCTCTTGATTCCATAGGTATCTCGTTTTTAACCGCTTCTACTGATCCTTTTTCACCTACTGAAGCACCTCTTTTAGTTTTCAAGTTAAATAACGCTTCTGAAGGATCTCCGATATAATCCTTTAAGACGTAAATAATATCAGCCATATCTAAGAAATTATTACATCCATCAGATAATAAAAAATCTAGTGCATCTATTTTATTTTTACCTATCATTTCTAATGCAGTCTGTTGTTCATCATTAAACCATATAGGAATAAAAGGAACTTCACCCCATGTATTTTTATCAGTTTGTTTTTCCTGGCCATTAGGGAAAGAAATAGCGCTATAAATATGAGGTTGTGGGTTGGTTGTTATGTATTCGTCAACTACCCAGAAGTTAATATTGTTATTTTCTTGTTTGTAATAAGTTACTGTTTCTTTGTCCCAATATTCGATACGTGTAACCGTTTTAACCTGGCCACCTTCAATTATATCAACATCATAGTATAATATAATTTGCTCTAACTCTTCTTCAGCACCAAAACTATAAATAGGAATTATATTATCACTATGCTTTCTAACTGAGAAGTCTATTTTACCTTTCTTGTTTATAAAAGGTTGTACCCATGCTACACGTTGTATTTGACACTGTTTTAAAGCTTTTTTCGATACTTCCCAAGCTTTTTTTAATGGAAATTCTTTTAAAATAGAATCATCTACATCTGTAATAGTTGGTTGCTTGCCTAATAAATAAGATGTTAATTGATCCACAATTGTTCTGTAATCATTTTTAACAACTTTCGTATTAGCTTTAAAAACATCTTCAACTAATTTACCATCATGTACAAATTGCATCTTTCTACTATTTATAGCAGTGTTTTCTCCTTGGTAATACTTCTTTGATTCATTTGTAGAAATGCTACTTTTAATCTTTCTCATTTGAAACTTAATCGCTGCTATTTCGTCTTCGATTACTTTTAAATCTTTATTCAATTTTTTCCCCTTTCTTAACTAAATACCCA